ATATTTATAGTATAAATCTATTATAATATTATCATATATTAGTTAAAGTATGTTTGTTTTATTATTACTTATTCAAACATTATTTTCGTATATTGTTCCAACATACAATCCCAAAACGCAAGTTCATTTACATTTAGAAAAATTTAACAATGAATTAAATTTGTATCATATTGGTATTAGTTTTAAAAGTGATGATACTATTTTAAGATATGATTACAGACCCTTTTGCGACCCAACAAAATGCGAATATAAAACAATTGATAATATTGGTGTTTCTAGTACTAGTGCAACTAGCGTTATAAATAAAGAACTGCGATTTATTGACAAACTATATAGATTTTATATTCCTGAAACTTTGGCCAATAAAACTATATATTGGGGTGAAACTAGCAAAACACTGGACGAAGTTGTTGAATTTGAAAAAACTCTACAAAAAAAATATATATTGGGTATTAATGATTGTCGTCATTATGTTAATCGTTTTTCACGTTGGGCACTAAATAAACGCACTCCTATATGGAAATTAGATAAATTATGGAATCAATCATTTTGAAAAATAAGTATCTAATGTTCTTCGAATTAATCGCTTTGGCGGAGGTTCACCATTTATATATGCGTTTATATACCTATCAAAAGTAATAAAATTTAAAAGCATAAGAATAAACACAACTACTATAAATAATATATTAAACTTTTTGTTTTTAACAAACCCCATATATAGTATAAAATTATAATTATTATTATTATTATTATTATAATTATAATTATATATAGTAATCTACTTTTTACTTATTCCTAAAAAACTTCTTCCAATTTTGCTTGTAACAAACATTCCAATTCCAGAAGCTATTTGAAAATAAAATATATCAGTTTTCTTGGTACAGCAAAGTAAATAGCCAGATAAAATAACAAAGACTAAGAAAAACATCCAAAACAAACGAGTATAAAAATCCATATTATATATATAATAAAATAATATAAAATATTTGTTGATATATAATGCGAAAAACAAAAAAAAATAGAAAACGCACCACTTTAACTAAAAGAAGACGTAAATTATATTCAAAAAGAAAAGGACGGGGAATTGGTGCTTCAAAAATTAGTGCTTGCTTGCCAACTACAAGAGTAGATACAGCCTTTAACAACAGAGGATTTAGTATTGGCTGTTATGATTTTCAAGACAAGGCCAAACAAGAATATAAACGGCATTTAAAATTGGCACTAGCTATTAATAAAGACTTGCTTGCACTACTAGATAAAGGATTAACAAATTTAAAAAAATTAAAAAGAAATGCTAGCCGAAATATTAGAGGAAATGCTAGCCAGACTGCTGAGTATACAAAAGATAGAAAATATACTCAATTTGCTTATGATTATAATATTATGTTGTTAAATAAAATGACTTCACAACCAGATATAGATTATGATGGACTTCTTAAAGCTATGAACGCAAATCCAGACTGGGAGCTAGGAAGAATGGCACCAAAACGCGAAATATGGGAACGCGATTTTGCTTAATACTTTTAGAATAAATATTTATATAACTTAATATATATTTAGTGATTTTTTTTAATATATATTTAGTGATTTTTTTAATATTATTTTAATATATAAACAAATGCCAGAATCAGAATCAGAATCAGAATGGCATGCGCCATGTTATGGGATGAGGAGACGCGGATGTAGGAGAAGACGCGCAGCAGCAGAGGCAGAGCGTCTTTCGCGTTCAAGCTCGAGTTCTGATAGTGACACACCTAAGCGCGAGAAAAGCAAAGAAACCATTCGCCACACAGTAAATCCGTATAGTCAAACCAGCACTACTGGTCAGTCATGGAGTGAAAGAATATTTGGCAAAGGATTAATGCGTAGAGTAACAAAAAATAAAGGTTCAAAAAAGAGACGTGGTCGCGGCAAAAGAACTGCCAGACGTAGTCGTAGACATTAAATTATAATCGAAATATTTATTTAAAAATTGATTTATTATTATACTAGCTTTGTTTATGGTATAATAATATGAGCAAACCTAAAATTAGATATAATAATGAATTATTACAAAAATATTTTTTAGAAAATAATATTAATTCAACAACTGATTATAGTAAAGAAAATCTTACTTGTGAATATAGAATTAAAGAAAAATGTTTAGAATGTGATGATTTATGTAATAAAAAGTTTATTAATTTAATAAATACCGGGTGTTATTGTCAAAAACATATGACACAAATTCGAATTACAAAAGCAAAAGCAACCAATATTATTAAATATGGTTTTGAATGTTCTTTACAATCAAAAGAAATAAAAGATAAAATAAAAGAGACATGTAAAGAAAGATATGGTGGTGAAAATCCTAGTTCTTCAAAAGAAGTAAGAGATAAAAGAAAAGTAACTTGTTTTAAAAATTATGGTGTTGAATATCCAGGACAATCAGAAAAACTAAAGAATAAAATGAGAGAGACTTGCTTAAAAAATCATGGAGTTGAAAATCCTTTACAATCACAAGAAATTAGAGATAAAATCAAAGCAACTTGTTTAAAAAACCATGGAGTTGAATATCCTACACAATCAGAAGAAGTAAGAAATAAAGGAAAAATTACAAATTTAGAAAGATTAGGTGTTGAATATCCTGGACAATCACAAGAAGTTAGAGACAAAAGTAAAGCGACATGTTTAGAACGATTTGGAGTTGAATATTCTTTTCAATCCGAAGAAGTAAAAGATAAAAGTAAAGCAACTATGTTAGAAAGATACGGTGTTGAACATTGTTTTCAATCACAAGAAATAAGAGATAAAAGTAAAGCAACTAATTTGGAAAAATATGGTCTTGAATATGCTTCACAATCAGAAGAAGTAAAAATTAAAATGAAAGCAACTAATTTAGAAAGATTAGGTGTTGAATATCCTGGACAATCCGAAGAAGTAAAAAATAAAGCGAAAGCAACTAATTTAGAAAGATTAGGTGTTGAAAATCCTTTTCAATCAGAAGAGATTAAAGATAAATGTAAAGAAACTTGTTTAAAAAATTATGGGGTTGAATATTCTTTACAATCGCAAGAAGTACGAGATAAATGTAAAGTAACCAATTTAGAAAGATTGGGTGTTGAAAATCCTTCACAATCAGAAGGTATTAAAGATAAAAAGAAGGCAACTAGTTTAAAAAATTATGGCGTCGAATATCCAGCACAAAACGCAGAAATATCAGAAAAAATGTCAAAAAATGCATACAAAGGATATGATTTTGTATTTCCATCAGGAAGAATTGAGAGAATACAAGGATATGAAAAATATATGCTAAATGATTTATTATTTAAAGAAAATGTGGCAGAAAATGATATTATAGTAAGTAGAAATGAAGTACCTATTATTTGGTATGAAGATGCTGATGGTAAAAAACACAGATATTTTGTAGATTGTTTCATTAAATCACAAAATAGATGTATTGAAGTAAAATCAACATGGACTGCTGAAAATAATCAACATAATATTTATTTAAAGCAACAAGCAGTAAAAGATGCTTGTTATTTATGTGAGATTTGGATTTATGATTCAAAAGGAGAAATAGTAGAAAAAATATATTAAATTATTTAAAAATTGATTTATTATTATACTAACTTTGTTGTTAGTATAATAATAGCAATAATGTCTTTTACAAAAGCAACCAAGTTTTTATATAGCAAGACGATGTTCAATATGTTATTTTTAAATGAAGTGGGGCCTCTTGGGCGATGGAGTCAAGAACGATGTGCTATTAAAATTAATAAGAAAATAGATTTGGCAAATGAAGACAATTGTGGTCCTTGTGGAGAATATATATTAACTAAATTAGATTTGACAAAGACAAATAATACTAAAATTTCTAGTATTAGTCCATATTTAATTGCTCAACATGAAGAACAAGAGCAAGCAAAAAATTAATCATTAAATAGTGAACTCGTTTTTATATGCGCTTCATTGTAATATTTTTTCCTATATTCTCTCATAGTTTCATCTTTAATGCGTGTTGTTTTAAAATAATTATACGTTTTATTTTCTTGTAATAATTCTATTATAAAATATAACGCATACATTCCACATTGTCCATCTCCATATTGATGTGTGAAACCTTCGTTGTTGTCGGCTACTAATTTAATATTTAGATTATGTGCCTGATTTACTATTCTCTCAATTAAAACGTTGATTTGTTTTGGTGTTTTAGTTCCATTGCTATCAAAATAAAAAATAAATTTTTTATTTAAATCTAAAAATAATGCTATCCAATGTTGTCCTGGTTTATTATGGGGATCAGTATTAAATATGACGCCTATTTTACTAATTTTATTTTTTATATGTTCCTCTAAATTAAAATTACATAATTGCTCCCATACACAAGTCGAAAACAACTCTTTGGAGTCAAAATCTATTGGTGATGGTCCTATAAACTTAAAATTCTTATTTGATTTTTCATATTGCTTCATTATTTTTATTATATCAACACTAGACAACCAAGTATTTGGTTTTGTAGACCATCTTTCAGGAGAGAAAGGTTTAAATATTTCTTTTACTAACAATTCACTATTATTAACTTTATTTAATGGAGTATTTTTTAACCAACATAATTCATCATAACATTGTTTGTCTAATTTGTTTTTAAAATATTCCCATATTTCTTTGCTATTATTTGTCACTATTTTATCGCTATTATTTGCGTTCCATACATTTTTAAATAATTGTAAATTGCTCCTTGAATAGCAAGTAAAATCTTTTAACTCTTGGTCTATATTTTTGCTTTGATATGGAGAACATTTTAGTTTATTAAATTGTTTATTATATTGTTTATTATATTGTTTATTATATTTACGAGTTGTTCTTTGTTTATGTCTATGTAAACGCATTTTAAATGGTGATTTTTTTGTTTTTGTAAAATTTTTATATATGTTATTTTTAACATTAATCATAATAATTAAAGTTTTGCTAATTAATATATAATTATAAAAAAATTATTCCCTTTTTTGTGGAAGTATTTTTTTATTATATTTGTTTGATTTTCTGACAACAAATAAATCTAAATTTGGTATTTTTTTTGAAGTTTCATTTTGTGGACACATACAATTAATAGTTTCGGCAGTTATATTAAAATCACCGACGCTTTGATTATTTATACTACTATTTGAGTATTCTTTTAGTTCATCTTTTATCATATTTTTCATTTTTTTTTCTTTTAAATGTAGTATTAAGTTTAATACATATAATAAATAATACATTTTGTATTTTTCATTTATGTTAGTATTAGTATTGTTATTAGCATCACTATTAGTAGCCAATAGTTTTTCTAAAGTAGAAGTATTATATTTTAAAATTTGCTCTTTATATAAATTAATGTTGTCTTCTAAATTATCAAAGATTTCTTTTAATAAACTATTATTGCTCAATAAATTTTCTAACTTATTTGTTTTAGCATATTGAACTTGGTTTGTTAAATATAACAAGTCTATATTGTTTATAAATGATTCAATTGGTTTCACCTCTTTAACTTCTTTAACTTCTTTAACATCTTTAACTTCTTTAACTTCTTTGACTTCTTTAAGTTCTTTAAGTTCTTTTTGCTCTAAATCAATACTTACTACATTCATTTGTTTTGACTTTTTAATTTTATTAATTTTATTATTTTTATTATTTTGTTTCATAATTATGTATTATAATAAATTTTATTTTAAATCTTTTAATTGAACTCGTGTTGAATTATAAAATATTTCATTTCCAATTGAATTTGATATATTTGGATTAAAATCATTAAAACTTTCTT